TTAATAATTGTGTTTGGTCAAACCACAACATTCTCAACGAGGACGGCACAATCTACCTTGTCGCAAGTGACCCCGTACCCGTTGGAGAAACGCCCGAAGCCTATTCATCCTATGTCCACAACGGCACATGGCGCAAAGGAACATTCTACAAGCGAGTGAATAACGCATGGGTAAAGCATCAAGCCTACCGCAGACAGAATGGCGCGTGGGTGAAAGTAAAGGAGTGATAAAATGCCAATAATTATTAACCCTATCATAAACGCAACAGACCCTACACTCCAAGAAAAGACCATCACCGAAAACGGAGAGTATGTAGCAGACGAGGGCTATGATGGGCTGTCAAAGGTGAAGGTCAATGTAGAGAGCGGTGCTTCCTTCAATATCCACTACGGCTTGAATCCTCCCGAGGACACCAGTATGTTGTGGGTGGAGACGGAGAGGGAGCCGACAAAACTTACTATCGGTTTTGAAAGTTTGTATGGAAGCGAGGAAATAACGAAAGTGGCAACTGCAACAACATCAAGTGAAAGAGCATCGGGTGTTGTTGACGGTAGAATTTACTATCTTGGGAGATATTATTTGGGTTCTTATTATAAGAACAATCACTATTATGACACCAATACAGGTTCTTATAAATCAATTTCAACAACATTTCCTGTGGCTATTCGTTCACAAGGTGCAACTGTTGGTAAAAATATTTATTTGTTCGGTGGCACAATAACGGGTAACACAAAAATAGCCACTTGTTATATGTTCGACACCGAAACGGAAATAACAACAACTCTTGCTGTTTCTTTGCCTACCGCTCGTTCGGGTGTAATGACCGAAGCGGTAGGAACAAAGATATATTTGTTTGGTGGTACTGATGATAGTGGTTCATTGACTACTATCATGGTATATGATACGGAAAAAGGTGAATTGAAAGAACTCACAGAAACTATGCCAACGAGTTTTGGCTCTTGTAACCCTGTTGCAGTAGGCAATAAAATTTATTTCTTTGGTGGTTATGATGATTCGCAACGCACAGAGATAATGGTGTTTGATTGTGAAACGGAGAAAATGGCTCAATGGAATTGTAGTTTGCCTGTTGCAACATCAAATATTGGTGCAGGCGTTGTTGGAGAAAAGGTATATCTGTTTGGAGGTCAATACTGGAACGCAACTGCGAATAAATGTTATGAGTGTGATACACGAAGTGGAAGTATAAGGCAACTTTCTGTCACTTGTGGTGATGCCCCTGTTTCTGTTGAAACTGTTGGAAACTCTATTTATGTTTATGTATATGGCACAATTAACCTGTTCTCAACCGAGGGTGCAGACCTTGAAGCAAACACTATTTACATGAAACCCACTACCACGGAAAATCTGTTTGAATTGGTTAGCGGTGATAATTCAATGACCATCGGTATCTATAATGCATTTATCGGTAACGCAGATGGCAAGGCAGAGGCGGTAAATTGCTACCTCTACAACGAAACTTCCCAAGCATGGGAATTGATATAAGGAGATAACTATGTGGGAACTTTGGGACAAACAAACACCTATAAACGGAGTATCTGCTGAACGCTGTTTGCAGAACTTCAAGCACCTTGCAAACGAGGAAACAATCTTTATCAAGTATGTAAACGGCAGAGCCGTACAAGTAGAGGGCAAGGGTATTCTTGCTTCTGTGTATGGCATTGACCCGACATTGGACAATGACGCTTTTATCGCTGAATACGAAAAGGCGATTGCGGTTGAGGAAGAAACCGAAGAAACAGAGGGCATCGAATGATGCCCTTTTTATATGGGGGTGAATAAATGACTCTTTTGGAATTGAAAAAGAAGGTCTTGGCAATGATCGAGGAATTAAACCCCGACAGCGAGCTTTTGACGGATGATCCCGATATTTCTGCAAAGATAAACGAGGTCATCAATCAGATCATGTTTGAGCTGGCACGGCTCAAGAAAATTCCCAAGTATGTGGAGATCGATGTGACGAGAGGTCAGCTCTTGGAGTTTGCCGATATCGAGAGCGCGTGCGGATATGAAATCTATCAGCTCGGCACGGTGGGCGGTGTTCCTTACGTACCGCGTGCAAACGGTACTGTACTCAAGTTTTTTTCGAGCGGCACGGCAGAGATTGATTGCTACGTCTATCCCGAAAGAATCACCGAGAAAACCAAGGACAAGGCTTACGAGTTTGAGCTTTCCGCGGATTGCATGGAGATTATGCCGTATGGTGTTGCTGCCGATCTGCTCAAGAGTGACGTTTCTGCCGAGTACGGCAACGTATATGCAACGAGATACGAAGCCATGAAGCAGATGCTTGATCCCCGGTATCAGCATACCACCATCTACATTGAAGGGGGCTTTGACGTATGAGCGGAGTAGCAACCGGTGATCTGATTTCGCGTACCTATGCCAATTTCCGTGGGGCTGACTTTCGCGGTGAGGATATCAATATCCGCAGAAGCCCCGATTGCCTGAACGTGTGGCATGACTACACCGAGATCGATAGCATCAGGACGCGCCCGACTATGGAGCTCAAGATAAATCTTGAGGGAACAGTTTATAGCATTTCGTTCTTTAACGGACAGATGCTTGTGCATTGTGGGGATAAGCTCTACAAGGTCGTGAACGGCGTAAAAACCGTACTGAAAACAGGGCTTGCGCAAAGAGAGAGCAACAGCTTTATCTTTGAAAACGTATGGTACTTCATGGACGGCAAGTCGTATTTGCAGTATGACGGAACGCAGATCAAGGACGTTGTTGGATTTGTGCCGACTACCTCGATTGGCAGAAAGCCTGCCGGTGGCGGCAAGATTCATCAGGACGTGAATATGCTTTCGGACTATCGTATCAATACCTTTTTGGCAGACGGAACGAGCAAGGAATATCACCTTGACGCGCAGGGCATTGACGATGAATTTGCAGAGGTCTATGTCAACGGCAAGCAAGTGAGTGCCTATTCGATCAGCGAGGACGGTGTTGTGGAGTTTATGGAAGCTCCCGAAGCGCCTTTGACGGACGGGCAGGACAACGTGACGATCAAATTCCGCAAAAAGGTGGACGGCTACCGCGAGAGGGTGCTGAATTGCACGCTGTTGCAGGTGTTCGATAACCGCGTATTTATCAGCGGCAACAAGGACTTTCCCAATACCGTGTGGCATTGCAGCCTTGACGATCCCGCTTATTTTAGCGACCTTGACTATTACCGCGAGGGCGTTGACTCTGCAAAGGTCATGGGGCTTGTGGCAGGCAACAACAATCTGTGGGTGTTCAGAGAGCCTTCGCAGGCGCATACGAGCGTGTTCTATCATACTCCTTCCTTGGACGAGGAATACGGCAAGGTCTATCCTTCGCAGCATTCCAGTATTTCAACCGGGTGTGTAGGAAAAGCGGTGAATTTCAACGATGATATAATCTTTTTCTCCGAGCGAGGAATGGAAGGTATCAGCGGTGACGTGACCACGGAGCAGGTGGTGGCGCACAGAAGCACCTTGGTTGACCGCAAGCTGATTTCGGAGAAGGACTACACCAAGATGATCCTTGCCGAGTGGGAAGGCTATCTGATCGTGTTTATCGGTGATAAGGCGTATCTTGCCGACTCTCGCGCCATGTTTACCAACGAAAACCACCTTGAATACGACTTTTTCTATTGGCAGATGGAAAAGGCGATCACGGCAGCGCGAGTGGAGAACGGCATTCTTTATCTTGGCACAAAGGACGGCGTTTACACTTTGACAGGCGAGGGTGATCTTGAGAGCTATTGGGTAACTCCCAAGGATAAATTCAAGTCGGCAAACAAGCTGAAATCAACTCACAAGAGAGGTTGTGTCGTGGAAGCGACCGGGGATATTTCGGTATATGCCAAGACCGAGAAAACCGACTTTGAATTGATCGACTCTTTTGCGGATATCACCGACTCTTTCGTTTGCAGGATCAAGAGAAAGAAATGGAAGGATATCCAAATCAAATTTTATTCGGCTACGAGGTTTAGCCTTGAAACAGCCACGCTGGAAGCTTTCTGCGGCGGCTATATCAAGCGGTAGGGGGTGCATGAATGTCTACGAATTACGAAAATGACGAGAGAATGCAGGACGTGATGGAGCGTGATGCGGCTGCGCTGAAAGAATACGAATCAGGTATGCAGGCTGCCATTGACCAAAACAAAGCAGGCTTGGCAGATATCAATAACAAGCTTACGCAGGGCCAGCAGAAGCTGGAAGCGTCCGCAAACGCGCAGACCGAGTTTGCCATTGACGAGATCGAGCGGCAGAAGGAAACCGCGAGAAAGGACTATATCAAGGAGCAATCGGGCGCGTATAAGGACTGGCAGACGCAGAAAGACCCTTACGGCGCGAACGCAGAGAGAAATGCTGCGGCAGGCATGACCAATACCGGCTATGCCGAAAGCTCGCAGGTTTCTATGTATAACCAATATCAAGCGAGAGTCACAGCTGCAAGAGAATCCTTCCAACGTTCCATTGATAACTACAATGCGAGCATCACGCAGGCGAGATTGCAGAACAATGCAACCTTGGCGCAGATCGCTTACGAAACCTTGGTCAAGCAGGCAGAGTATGCGGCAACGTTCTTGATGAAGAATACCGAGCTGCTTACGTCCTTGGCGCAGGGCAAGGCAACCATGAAGCAGCAGAGCACGCAGAATTATCTTTCCGTATTGCAGCAGCTGATTGATGAAGAGCAGTTTAATGCTTCCCTTGCAGAGAATAAGCGACAGCATGACGAAACGCTTGCTTTCCAGCGCGAGCAGTTTAACTGGCAAAAGGCAAAGTACAATGCTTCGAGCGGTGGATCGAGCGGTGGATCGGGCACAATCAAGAAATCATCCGGCAGCTCGACAAGCAGCAAGGGTAGCACATCTGCTATTAACAAGGACGATACCGGCTCCAAGAGTACCGTGAGCAATAAAAACACGAGCAAAGAAACCAAAGAGCCTACCGTGGATATGAAGAGCGTATTGGCTTTGGGCTATGGACCGATCAGCGCAGCAAAGCTTGACGAAAAGGTCAGAAGCGGACAGGTCAAGGAATACGTGGAAAACGGAAAGCTGAAATACAAGCTGGTATTTCCTGCGAGAGGAAATACGCAAGGCAAGGGTACTACCTTCAAGACCAAGAATGCGAACAAGTAAAAAAGGGGGGCAGAGATATGGGCTTTAATGACGAATATCAGAAGCTCCGCAAGAAGCGTTTAGAGGAAGAGCAAGAGAAAAAGCCGGGTGGCGGTGGTATGCTCTACCAAAACAAGACGCTTCCCAAAGAGGACGTTGCGCCTATCGTAACCGCCACCGGCAACAAGAAAGACGTATTCGATGACGGATATCAGATCGGTGACGTGTCAAAGGCAATCATTGGCAAGGCAACGGATTGGGGCATTATCAACGAGGACAATGCTTTTTCTGACGGATACCAATTCGGTGATGTATATAAAACCATAGGCTCGTCTTACGTTGACTTTCAGCTTTCCACGGCTGAAGGCTTGGGCAGTCTTGTCGAGGGCGTTACTGACCTTGCAGGCTACGGCATTGCAGGAGTGAGTGATCTGCTCGGTGCTGACGAATTTTCGGAAGTGCTCAAAGAGAGCGTGAAAAAGAACACGGTGCTGGGCTGGGGAGACGCTTACAGAGAGCACAAGAACTTAATGGGGTACAACATAGCCGACAACACCCTTTGGGGTGATACTGTGCGCTCGTTTGGTCAAGGACTTGGTTACGTTGCAGGTATAGTCGGCACGGCAGGCATTGGCGGCGCGGCAGGTCTTAGCTCTTCCGCAATTACAGCATTGATTACCGGTGTTTCAGGTGCATCCGCTATGGGTAGCGGTATGAGTGAAGCCTACGAGGGCGGTGCTACGGATGAGGAAGCGGTACTGTACGGCGCGATCAACGGTGTGGTCAATGCCGGCTCGGAGCTGTTGTTTGGCGGCTTGGGTAAATCGGTCAATGCGCTTGGGTTAGGCAGAGGTATCAGCTCTCTTGATGATATGTTCGCCAAAAAGTTGACGGAAAAGATCAGTAATAATTTTGTCAAGACGGTTCTTCAGTACGGTGTAAAAGCATCGGCAGAGGGCTTTGAGGAAGTGCTTGCAGGTGTCGGTCAAGCGGTTGGTAAAAAGCTGACCTACATGAGTGATGAGGACCTTGGGCAGCTTATCGAGGACGAAAACCTGCTTGAGCAGTTTGCTATGGGCGCAGCCATTTCGGGTGTGATGCAGATTCCCGATGCGGCAATCTCGATCAAGAGCGGAAACGACTTTATCACCGGGCTTTCGGATGACGAGCAGGCGGTTGTCGATAACCTCTACAACGAAAGAGTTGCAGAGCAGGAGAAGGACGGCAAGCTGACCGCAAAGGAGAAGAACAAGATCCTTGAACAGGTCAAGCGCGATATGGAGCGCGGATATATCTCTGTGGACGAAATAGAGCGCGTTTTGGGCGGTGAAACCTACGAAGCCTATCAGAATACCTTGAATGAGGAAAAGGCTTTGCAGGACGAATATAACGTGCTCTACAAGATGAAGAACGGTGAAAAGTCTGACGAGCAGATTGACCGGCAGCGCGAGTTAAAGGCGAAACTTGAAGAAATCACGCAAAAGGGCACGACAACAACGCTGAAAACGCAGCTTTCCGAGGGCGTTATTGGCAGGGTCAAGGGCACAAGGCTTGCAGAGAGCTACAACGAGCGAGCAAGACGCGGACGGGCGTTTGAAGCGGATCTCTCCAAGTACGATGACAAGCAGGCAGAAATCGTCAAGAGAGCTGCGGAGAGCGGCATTTTGAATAATACCAACAGAACACACGAATTTGTCGATATGGTCGCAAAGATCTCGGCAGATAAGGGTGTTCTTTTTGATTTCACCAATAATGCCAAGCTGAAAGAGTCGGGCTTTGCGGTTGAGGGTGCTACGGTCAACGGCTACTTTGACAAGAAAAGCAATACCGTGGGGGTCAATATTGACTCTGCGAAAGCCTTTGATACCGTGGTGGGTCATGAGATCACGCACGTTCTTGAGGGCACGGAGCTTTACACCGAGCTGCAAAAGGCGGTGTTTGACTACGCCAAGACCAAGGGCGAGTATAACGGACGCAGACAAGCACTTGCAAAGCTGTATGCCGAGGAAGATATTGATTCCGAAATGACCGCCGATCTGATCGGTGAATATCTGTTTACGGACGAGGATTTTGTCAAGAATCTTTCTGTGCAGAACAGAAACGTGTTCCAAAAGATTTATGACGAGATCAAGTACCTTTACAAGGTTGTAACGGCAGGCAGCAAGGAAGCAAGGGCTTTGGAGAAGGTCAAGAGGGCGTTTGATAAGGCGTATCGCGAGGGCGTGAAGGCAAACGGCAAGGCGAGCGGTGACGTGAAGCATTCTCTCTCTGACTCTGACGGGCAACGGCTTACCAAAGAGCAGCAGGAATTTTTCAAGGACTCCAAAATCAGAAATGATAACGGAAGCCTAAAGGTAATGCACCACGGCACGAATGAATCGTTTACCGTGTTTGATAAAAACAAAGCACGTTACAGCGGAACTTACGGAAAAGGCTTTTATTTTACAGATAGCACGTCTCACGCAGCAACCTATGGCGAGCTCTTGGATGTATATTTGAATATCACAAATCCGTTGCAGAACGGTACAAGTGATATTACAAAAGACCAAATAAGAAAATTCGTTGAAGCTATTGCGGAGGATGAAGATTACGGCATTGAAAACTATGGTTATGATGCCACGATTGACAGTGTAACCGATAGCCTGCACGGAAAAAGCGATTTTGGTATTATATTAGACCTTAACATAACGTGCATTGGCGATATGGTGGAAGCGGTCGAGCTTTTCAACAAAGTAAACGGAACGAATTACGACGGCATTGTTGCGCCTACGGAAACCGTTGCTTTCTATCCTGAACAAATTAAGCTTATAGACAACAAAGCGCCTACCGCCAATCCCGATATCCGCTATTCACTCTCCGACTCTGACGGCAAGCAGCTTACAAAGGGTCAGCAGGAATATTTCAAGGACTCCAAAATGCGTGACGAGAACGGCAATCTCAAGGTCATGTATCACGGGTCGCAGGACGCAGGATTTCACGTATTCGATCCGGGTATGTCCGATGATGATACGTCACTCTTCTTTGTTGACAGAAACGATGTAGCGGCTTCTTATAGCGGTACGAGCGAAACCTACGAAGCGCAGAGCATTCGCACCGCCGAGGATATGAACAAATTCATTGAGAGCATCGGCGTAGAGGGCTATGAGGTTATCGAGCATGACGGTAAATTCGATCTCATATACGAGGATGAATTGATTGCATCGAGAGACACCGCCAAGGAAATCTACGAGGAATTTTGTTGGTATGAGAGCGTGGGCGAGGGTGATGCCAATTACAAGGTTTATCTCAATCTCAAAAATCCGCTTGTGGTGGACGGAAAGGGCAGACCTTGGAATAAGATCGATGCTGAATTTTCGCAGGAGATTTACGACAAATATCAATCCCTGACGGCAGAGGAAAAGGACGCTCTGATCGACCTTGCCGAGTGGGAAGATTTCAGCCTGTTCAACAGCGAGATACAGGAAGCAACCGAGGGTGATCTTGCGAGCGCATACGCCAAGATGGGCGAGGATTGCAATATCTACGACCTTTTCAGCGTTGCGGCTGACAATTTCAGCGAAGAGTCGATGCGCGAGAATGCGCGCGGCTATCTCAAAACAAGAGATTATGCGCAGCGTGCCAAGGAGCAGGGCTATGACGGCGTTATTTTCAATAACATCGTTGATAACGGCGGCTATTCCAATGGCAGCGAGGGTGCTTCTACCGTTGCGATCGCGTTTGAATCGAGTCAGATCAAGTCGGTGGCGAATGAGAATCCTACGGGAGATCCTGATATTCGCTTCTCTCTTTCGGAAGCCGTTGAGGAAACGAATGATCTTATGGCTATTCACAATTTGACCGAGGAAAAGCTGCGCAAGAGCCTTAAACTTGGCGGATTGCCTATGCCTTCCGTTGCTATTGCAAGGGCACAAGACGGGCACAATGAATTTGGCAACATAAGCCTTATTCTTAAAAAAGATGCTATTGACCCGGGGACAAGCAGATATAACAAGGTGTATTCGGGTGATGCGTGGACTCCTACCTATCCGCGCGTCGAATATAAGGTAAATAGCAAGGTATCGAAGCAGATCGGTGATAAAATTCATAGCCTTGTACCATCTGACGTTATAAACGATCTTGGTGACGTGCATTTTGACACCGACAATATGACCGACACCTTAAACCGATTCGGCGGCAATATGGCAGATGCTTTCGGGAGCAATTATGCTTTGAAGTACGCATATCTCAAGGACAGCGGCGTAGATATTGCTTTGCCGATGAAGGAAAAAAACATTTCCTATTACGGTACTCGTGAAAATGGCGCGATTATCAAGGTTGCGGAAGCTCTTACGCAGGAAGAGCTGATAACGGCATTAAATGGCGGTCACGAGGTTGCGGATCAGTACGAGCCGATCATCAGAAAAGCCGTTGCTGAATATACGCAAGAAAAATACGGTGACGTGCCCGAGCTGCTTGATATCATGATGCCGAGAGAACAGTTGACTTACAGCGAGCTTGACGGCTACGTATCGGAAGCGTTGAGTTATCACCGCAAAGGCGTTGAGCGGACGGTTGACACAAAAGCGGCGCGTGAGCTTATCAATGAGCAGGTCGATCAAACCGAGTATGAAGCGTGGCTGAATGTTCTGTTCTCCGGGATAGTGGAAAAAGAGGGCATCAGAAATAACGCTGACTATTTCACCCCTTCCGGCAATCGCAGGAGCTTTGAAGCGTTGCACTATGAGCATAATCTTGAGAACGTAATCAAGGCTATGCGAGAAAAAGGTGCAAAAGGCGTAGGTGCATTTAGCAGCGCCAACATTCTCGGAGCGTCCACAACGGAATTTGGTTCTATAAAAGAACTAAAGCAATCCACGGACCGCTTGCGTATGATGACGCAAGACGAGTTTGACAAGATAAGAAAGCAATATACCGATAGATTTTTTGATCTTGCAAGCAGCCTGCCGAAAGACAAGAACAGTTTTATTGCTACGGATGATGCAGCAAATATGCTTGTAGAAGCCGTAACAAAATACAAAACAAGAAGCGGTATTGCCAATTATTTGCGCAGAGAGAGCCAAGGCTGGGCAAATTATTCTGAATACGTTGTTGACGATCTCATTGAGCTTGTTGAGGATATTCGCAAAATGCCTACAGGGTATTTTGAAGCAAAGCCGCAGAGAGCGGTCGGGTTTGATGAAGTCGGCGTGTTTGTGATTCCCAGAAATGCCGATCCCAAGCTGAAACAAGAGCTTTTGAACAGAGGGTACAGCATTGCGGAATATGATCCCGACGTAGACGGTGATAGGCAGAAAGTTGTTAATTCGTTTGAACAGTACAAATTCAGCCTTTCCGCAAAGGGCGAAGCACCCGGCAAGGGTAGATTTTACGGCAAGGATATGCGCCTTGAGGTTGCGCCGGTTGCCGAGGACGTTTCGACCACTACCGAGCAGGCTGTGCCTGAAGCGGTTGCGCCTGTTGCTGAAACAGTTGCAGAGCCGGAAACTGTTGCGCCCGTAGCTGACTGGATGCCCGATACCGATGAAACCTATGCACCTTCCTTGTATGACTTGATTGACGAGCGTGATGCGCTGCAAGAGCAGTTGCGTGCGGCTATGGAAGCAAACGACCAAGAGGGCGCGCTTCCTTTGGTGCAGCGTTACCAAGAGGTCACGCAGCAGATTTCGCAGATGGAAGCAGCGGAGAGCGAACGGCTTGCAAGTCTTGACGAAGCAGACGTGCCGCCCGAAATGGAAGCACCTTACGTAGCACAGAGAGAGCCTATTACGATTGACGGCAAATCGCTTGACAAAATCACGGGAGATGTCAGCGATATGCTGGGTCTTAATGCCGAGGACCGTGCAAGAATGGCGCAAACCATTCAAAAATATTCGCAGAACAGCGAATTGACCGATAGCGATCTGTTTGATGAAATACTCGATCATTACGAGTATTACGAGGAAGTGCAGATTGAGAATGACGAAGCGGACGCGGCAAGACGTTTTATCAAGGGCACAAAGCTCTACTTGCCCGAAAATCTGAAAGGGGATTTTGACGGCAAGCGCAAGGACGGTTTCAACGCTTTCCGCAGAGAGCATTTCGGGCATTTCACGATCACGACACAAGAGGGCGCTGGCGCGAGAAGCGTTGACTCTCTTTATCAGGAACTCAATGAGACCTTCCCTGATCTGTTCCCTGATGATATTTGGAACGCTGCCGAGCAGCTTCAGCAAATGGCAGACGTTGCGAGTATGAAGCCAAAGACCGAGTATCGCACCGGGCAATTCGATCCTGACACGGTTGGTGAAGCCGTTGAGATGATTCGGAGCGGTGTTGCGAGGTACGCGCAGAATGAAAAAATGAGGGCATTTAACTTAGAGAGCGCAAGGCTTTCTCGCATGTACGGAAAGACCATTGCGCCCGTGGCTGATACGCCTACATTTGAAACTGCGAATACAAGTCAAGTCATGGGTCAGCAGACCATGTTTGAAGAGCCTGCCAAAAAGGACAGATTTGAGCAAATGCTTGAGCGTGAAATGGCTGCTTTGGAAAAAGAATTTGCGCAGAGAAGATCCGAGATGGAAGCGCAGCTGGGAGACAAGAACGCCTATATCAGCGGTCGTGCAATGGATCTTTACTACGAGATCAGCAATCTCAAAAAGGGTGTCAGGGCTTCCCGTGAGCTTGGATATTTGCTTGACCACGGCTTTGCTTGGAACACGATCAAGTCGAAGCTGCTTACCATTAAGCGTTATCCCGGTGAGGTCATCAATCCCGATTCTGTCGAGGAAAGCGTCATCAGAGAAGCGCTTTCCCGTGAATATGAGGACAAGGTGTACGAGCTGTCCGAGCTTGGTCTTGAGTATCAGAAGAGGGTATCGGAGATCGAGCAAAGCGTTGAGAGAGCGCGCAAGGAAGCGGAGAAAGCGGAGCAGTTGATCAAGAGAGCGGAGCTGCATAAGAACATCGTTGACAGGGTAAGGTCCAGCTTTGCGGCAAATGGCTTTGATTTCGACAAGGTGCTGAAAAACGCCCGAAACCTTTCCACGTTCGCAACGGTTGACAATACGCCGCAGAGAGTGATGGAGAAAGCTCTTGGCTATAAACAGGGTCAGATTCTTGCAGATGAAACCGTGAACAAGGTGGCACAGAACGAAACCGAGGGTATTAAGTGGCTCAATTCTTACACGGACAGAAAGAGCGGTCTCTTGGCGCAGATCTCCAAGCAATACAATATCAAGCCCGGCAGCAAGGAAAGCGCGGCGGCGCAGATGTATGCCGAGGGCTTCTTTGTCGATGACAACAGCGAAACTATTTTTTATGGTGACGCAGAGCTTGCAAAGGATTTCCCCGATGCACAGACGCAGGAGAACATCAAGGGGCTTGCGAAAGATCCGCGCATCCGTAAGATTTACGATGAAACGCTTGCCATGATCAACGAGTCGAGAGTGAGAAACGGCTATCCCGAAATTCAAAAGCTGGATAACTACTTCCTGCATTTCAGGGCTATGGACGATACTTTCTCAAGACTTGGCTTGCCGTTCAACCCGAACGACATTAAGGCAAAGGACCTTCCTACCGATCTCAACGGTGTAACCGCTGATCTCAAGCCCGGACAGCCTTATTTTGCGAGTGCAATGCACAGACGCGGCGTAAGGACTACCCATGATCTGCTTGGCGGCTTGGAGCGGTACTTGACCAGCGCAAAGAGTCAGATCTATCACATTGACGATATTCAGACCTTGAGAGCGTTGCGCAACTATATCGCAGATATCTACGGACAGGCAAACGGCTTGGAAAGCCTTGACGCGCTGACAGAGGAAGAGGTTGAGGAAAGAATCAAGCAGGTTTACGGAGCGCACCTTTCTACGTTCGCGAAATTCCTGAACGAGGAAGCAAACGTGCTTGCAGGAAAGACGGCTCTGATTGACAGAGGACTTGAGGGCATTATCGGCAGACGCGGCATGACCTTTATTGATAATCTCAATAAGCAGGTCGGCAGCAACATGGTCGGCTTCAATGTTTCGTCCTCTTTGACAAACTTCCTGCCGGTCGTGCAGACGTTCGCCAAGACCAACAAATTTGCTTTCGTCAAGGGCTTTGCGCAGACGGTTTCCAATAGAGTCAGCTCTATTGCAGGTGGCGGTGATAACTTTGCTCAAAACAGCCCCGTTATGATCCGCAGAAAGGGCGCTGACAGATTCCACCGTACTGTGTGGCAGAAGATGGGCGATCCCGGTTATGCGCTGATGGGAGCGGTTGATAGTATTTCCACGGAAATCATTGCAAGGGCCAAGTACAACGAATTGATCGGGAAGGGCTTGACTTCCGCGCAGGCGCATACTGTAACCGACAAGTGGGTATCTCGCTTGATGGGTGACAGGTCGCTCGGGCAGATGCCGCAGCTGTATAATTCCAAGATGCTTGGGCTTGTGACCAAATTCCAGTTGGAAGTACGTAACCAGTTGGATAGCCAGTTCTACGATACCATTCAGGAAGCAAAGGTATCTAACGAGCATATTGAGAATCAGCTTGAGAGAAACGCAAAGACAGCAGCAAAGGTCGCGTCAACGTTCTTCCAGCTTGCGGTTGCGCAGCATATCTTTGGAGCGGTGTTTGAATCGATTGCAGGCTACAATCCTGCGTTTGATATCATTGACGTTGTTATCAAGGCTCTCGGCTTGGATGATGACGAGGAAAGCGAAGATACCGTGCTTGACAACGTTGAGCAGGGCTTCCTTGCGCTGCTTGAGGACCTGCCTTATACGAGTACGCTTACTGGTGGTCGTATTCCGATCTCGAATGCTTTGCCTATTGAGCAGTTGATCAATGGCAAGGACGAATACGGCAACGATAAGCCGCGTTGGAAAACTGCTTTGGAAGCATTACCTTACTACGTTCTGCCCGGTGGCTATGGACAAGCCAAAAAGACGGTGCAGGGGCTTTCGATGTTCTCTGATAAGCTCCCTGTGACGGGATCTTACACGGACAGCGGCAATCTCCGCTTCCCCGTGGAAGAAACGCCCGGCAATATTGCGCAGGCGGCTGTTTTCGGTCAATGGGCGAACGAGAACGCGCGGTATTATTTCGACAACGAAATTGCGCCTCTTAACGAAAAGCAGACGCAGGAGTATGCCGACGTTGGTATGTCTATTCGCGATTACTGGAAATATCGAAAGGGCTTGAAGGGCTTGAAAACTCTTGAGGAAAAAGCCGAGTACATTGACGGCTTGGATCTGACGGACGAGCAGAAAAACATTCTCATAAACAATATCGTTGACCGCGAGGAAGATATTGATATGTCTGACTATGACGAGTACGGCAGCTTTGGTGAATTTGACTTTGCGGTGAAAAATCCCGAAAAGTACGAGTTTTTCAAGGCGAACGGTATTTCTTACGAGGACTACGATAACGCAGACGAGGACGGAAAGAGAGCCTACACTTGGGCGTATGAAAACCCCGAAAAGTACACGGTAGCAAAAGCGATCTCCGATGATTTCTTGACCTACTACAAGTACAAGGGCGAGCTTTACGATATTAAAGCCGACAAGGACGAGAACGGAGAGACGATCCGTGGATCTGCCAAGGAAAAGAAGATTGATTATATCAATAATCTGGACCTTGATTACGGGCAGAGAATCATTCTTTTCAAGAGCATGTATAACGCCGATGATACGTATAACGCCGATATCGTGGACTATCTGAACGGCAGAGAGGATATATCCTATGACGAGATGGTTACTATTCTTACGGAGCTTGGCTTTACGGTCAAGGGCGATAATGTGTATTGGGATTAAGGGGAAGCCTACGGGCTTCCTCTTTTTGAGGGGGAAAAATATGAAACAAGACAGAATACATCCGAGAACGGCTGCGCAGTTGCAACGCAAGTACGGTAAAAAAGTGACCGATTCCGCAGAGAATGCCGCTAATGCTAAAAGCGAATCGGAACAGGCAGCGGAGCTTGCCGCGAGTGCAGCTGCAAAAGCGAACGCGCTTGAAGCAAAGTTGGAGTTGACGGTTAAGATCAACGAAAATGGCGAGGTTGTCAGCGAGATCGATGGCGTTGCGAACGTGATCAAATTTCTTGCAAACTGTATTTCCATTCAGAGCGATAAATTCACGCTTGACCCGGACGGCAAAGTATCGATCAATGGCGGTGCTATCGTTTTGAAAATGTCGAACGGTGGCTATGTTCGCATCGGTGAAACGGTGGACGTGCTGGCGGTAGATACCGAGGACTTTACCGAGGGAAAGGGCAGCCGCGTGGGGATCTTGCCGAGTGCTATCCAGTTTTCAAGCGGCGTTGCCGGTTCTTCTACGATGCCTATACAGTTTGAATACGCTGACGGAGCGTACAAAAACAGGCTTGTCGGTGATTGGTATATCGGAAACGTGAAGCTTTCGGAATTGATAACAAGAATTGAAGCCTTGGAGGGATCATGATGAAAAGTACAATATGCGCGGCTTTAGGAGTTACAGGCAGTTTAATAGCATCTTGCTTTGGGGGGTGGTCTGCTTCATTGACTACGTTGCTGATTTTCATGCTGATTGACTACGTATCAGGCTTGATCGTCGCAGGCGTGTTCCATAAGTCGCCCAAGACGAAAAACGGCGGGCTTGAAAGCAAGGCAGGGCTGAAAGGCTTGATCAGAAAATGCGTTGTTTTGGCTTTGGTATTGGTCGGGCACAGGCTTGATATTGCAATCGGAGCATCTTATATCCGTGATGCGGTGTGTATCGCGTTTATGGTAAACGAAGCGATCTCCATTGTAGAAAATGCCGGGCTTATGGGCTTGCCTATACCGAAAGTCATTACAAATGCAATCGAGGTTTTGCACAACAAGAATAAGAGGGAGTGATTTTTCACTCCCTCTTTTTTTATTAGTATAGTGACAATCTTTTGCAGAAATAATTCAATTTTGAAGGGAAGATGTAAAATGTTGAAAGCATACTCAAAGAAAAAAGACGGTAACAAGAAACTATCAGCGAATTTCCGAGTGAGAGAGTTTGCTTGCACGGACGGATCTGATCCTATTTTCATTGATACGGATTTGGTGAATATTTTGCAGAAGGTCCGCAACCATTTCGGAAAGGCGGTTACTATTACTTCCGCTTACCGAACACCGGGCAAAAATAAGGCGGTGGGCGGCACAACCTATTCGCAGCATCTTTACGGCACGGCTGCGGATATCAAGGTCAAGGGAGTAACACCGAAAAAGGTTGCAGCTTACGTAGAAAAGCTGATGCCAAAGAGCGGTGGGATTGGAATATATAAGACCTTTGTTCACGTAGACGTGCGTGCGGTCAAGTCACGCTGGAATGGCTGACGGGGTACACTCGGTAGGGTAAAGAATAAATGCGCTCTAAAGCGAAATTTAGGGCATTACAAAGGGGCAGATTTCTCTGCCCCTCTTTTTTATTTTGCCTTGATCTCGTCAAGAAGCTCGCTGATCGTATAGGCTTTTAATAGTGTCGCGTGCGCTTGCGCCATGTCCTTGCTATCCTTGGCGGCATCGTGCAGCTCAATGGCTTCGTTCAGCTCTGCTTCAAGGTAGGCTATGACTTCTTCGGCGGTTTGCATAGTGGATTTATTTCCATAAGCTCGTCTGCATTCTAAATATTCGTCCTCGGTAATATCTCCTCTTAACCACAATTTATCAAGTATATCAAGTGGGTTCATTTCATATCGTCCTTTCATTTTTTCATTGTACTTTTATATATGCTCCGAACGGAGATAGCACAAAAGTACAATGATTTAGTTAAAAAAATATAATGCTATCCGGGATGATCTGTTTATTCTCGTCTATCGCAAACTCTCGGATGATATTGCGCCAAAACGCCTTTTTGTTTTCTTTTGATAGTTGGCTATACAATCCTCTGTAGTCGGTTTCCAGCAAGCCTTTCAGCGCGTCCAAGTCTCTCTCGGGCGGCTTCTCGTAAATGTCGATTGCTTGTAGTTTTTTATCAAGCGCGTAATATTCATCATCGTATTCCGCTTCATCTATACGCCCCTTTCTGAACATCATATTCAGCCTATCCATTTCCGCTTTGATTTTCCTTGCCTTTTCCTCGTTGTTATTTTTTGGTCGTGCATCGGTGACGCTTTCCACTCTCAAGACCTCGTTGGTGATATACTGCTCAAGGTTATCAAGTAACTGCTTTTCAACCTTCCACTCGGTGACAGACCTTGTGTACGGGCAAATTTTTTGTGTGCGAGCGGTGTTACAACGGTACGTGTAAGATTCGTATTTTCCACCGCTGTGTTTTACGAGGTTGCCTGCCATATTGTTGCCGCAACACGGGCATTTCAACATACCGCTGAACAGAAACACTCTGTTGGGATTTGCCGGCATACGAGAGTTTCTTTTCAGTATGTCCTGTATGCGGTCAAATCGCTCTTTAGTGATATACGGGTCTACGTATTCTGGAACGCCCTTGTATTCGCCGTAGAGCAATGTATCTGTCAACAAATTGGTGAGAGCTCTCATAGTCATTTTCGTGCCGTACTTGATATTGATATAACCAAGCGTAGCTGATTTGCTTTGGTGCTTTTCAAAAAATTCAAGCAGATCATAGGTCTTATCAATATTCTCCGGGTGTCTGATCAGATACCTGTTTTTTTTCTCTCCGACCACCTTCCACGGGAACAGGAAGTTGTGCGATCCCGTGATGACCTGCTTATTCTTGATGCGCATTTTGTTATTGAAGCGGATACGCTTGCTGGTCTTTTTGGCTTCGTACTCTGCCATCGTCAAGTAAATATTGATCTTGAATGCCGCATCGGGATCGTCCGGGTCGAGGTCGCTTTCCTCAATGGAAATCCAAGTCACGCCTGCTGCGCGGAGCTGCTTCTGCGCTTCGTAATATTCTCCGACGTTACGGAAAAATCGGTCGATGCACTTGAAAACAACGATATCAAATTTGCCTGCCTTTGCGTCCTCGATCATTCTTGCGAGGTCCTTCCTTTTGCTGATCTCAAGCGTTGCGCTGATGCCCTCGTCAACGTATTCGCCCACGGACACAAGTTCGTACTCTGCGGCAAATTCGTCAATAAGGGATAGCTGGTCATGGATGGTATATCCGTTTTTCTTTTGTTCATCGGAGCTGCATCTACAGTATTTGGCTATTTTGACCACCCTGCCTGATTCCTGATACCTTAATAATTGTTGATAACTCCCATACATCTGCATCACTCCTTGTTGTATATTCTTCGGTGTAAAATTTTTACGGCATCACCCCCTATACGGTGACGATTTTCGACAAGCTGTATCTGTATAATAAAAGTGTAATATTACACAGGGCAGATTTACCATTGTGCTACATAACTGTTATAAAATATACTATTTTCAGAACAGTTCATACAAACATACGTTCCTGCCCCGGATGAAAGGAGATCCCCCTCATGAAACAAGAATACATCGAAAAAATCACCGAATTACTTGACAAATGCCCCGATCTTGCCGTGCTTGACCTTATTTATCAGTTGCTTTTAAGGCGTACAGCACCGGCTTCACAGCCTGCCGCTGTTCAAAACCAAGATTAGAAAGCGTGACCACCATATCTAATAGCTCTTCATCTTCAAGCATTTTCAAAGTGACGTCTGCAAGGACGTCATTTTTCTTTTGCATATCCCGGTGTTCCACGGTCTTTTCCTCTATCAGATCAGATTTCAAGATACCAAAGTAATCAGCCAATATTTCAATTTTGTCGATGCGCGGATATTTTTTGCCCTTTATCCAATCATTTATGGTAGGAGCGGAAACGCCCACGATTTCAGCAAGCTCTTTTTGCTGCTTTCCGCTTCTTTCTAAATAGTAGCGCAGGTTTTTCGCAAATACTTCCTTTGACCATATAGCCATATTTGCACCCCCTTTTTCCCTTATTCTACACCGAAAATAGCCGAAAGTAAATTGATTGCGTATTTTGTTTCCACAATGTTTACAAATTGTTCTTGAATTGCAGCGCGTTTCGTAGTATTCTATTATTACGAATTAGCTTAAAGTTAATTTCGGAAAGCACAGAAAGGAGAAAAAGGATGGAAAAAATCAGTTTGGCAGCAGCAAGAGTCAATGCCGGGTATACTCAAAAGGATGCCGCGGTAGCGCTTGGCGTGAGCAACAAGACGCTTTGCAGTTGGGAGAACGGAAAAACCTTCCCGGGACAGCCGATGATCGAAAAGATTTGCGCTCTATATCGCATTTCTTACGATTTCATTAAGTTTAGAGCTAATTAAGGGGCGTTATTTTTTTTACCCATCGATTAGCTAAAAGTTAATTATCAAAAGGAGCGAACATGAAACAACCGACAGGGAAAAAACTTCTCTCCCTGCTCATTGACCTTTTGGCAGAGCAAGAGGGGGTTAAGATCGAGTATGAAATTGAAGAGGTGCAACATGAAAAAGTGGTTGAGTGATCTTTGGGATAGCATCAAGTGGGTATTGACAGCCCCGATCATCCATTACCTTGATTGCCGGCAGCAGAACATTGACGGCAGCTTTGATAAGTACTGGGCGCGCAAGAATGCTCGCGCGGCGAGAAGGGAGCGCAGGTGCAAGTGAAAAGCATTATCCAAGAGGACCGTGGGCATTGCTTTCTGTGCGGCAGGAATGCACGTGCTGACTATTTCGGGCTTGAGGAACACCACGTATTTGAGGGATTTGGCAAGCGCAAGTTGAGCGAGAAATACGGCTTGAAGGTGTATCTTTGCGGTGATCGATGCCATCGAAACGGTGAGAAAAGCGTACATAAAAACGCCGAGGTTGCAAGGGCGCTCAAAAAGATCGTGCAGAAGCGTGCAATGCAGTATTGGGGCTGGTCTGTAGAGGAATTTATCAGAATAATCGGAAAAAGTTATATTTGAAAAGGAGTAAAACATGGCGAATTTTAACTTAAACAAGGTGATTTTGGGCGGCAGATTGACCGCTGACCCGGAGCTGAAACAGACGCAGAGCGGTGTACCCGTGTGCTCTTTCACGGTGGCGAACAACCGCAGAAACGGGCAGAATCAGGAAACGTTCTTTATCAGATGCCAAGCGTGGAGAGCAACGGCAGAATTTATCTCCCGGTATTTCCGCAAGGGCTCGTCTATTTGTGTGATCGGCTTTATCCAGCCGAGAGAATGGACGGACGCGAGCGGTCAGAAGCGTTATGCAACCGAGATCGTCGTGGAAGAAGCGGTCTTTGTGGATAGCAAAAATGACGCGCAGAGCGCGGAAGCGCCGAGCGGTGCATATATGCCCCCGGCGTATGATAATGCGGCAGAGCAGCCGAAATTTGAGCTCGTGGGCGATGACTCTGACTTGCCCTTCTAAAAATTAAAACAAAGTAACACAGGAGTAAAACATGGTAGGAAACAACAAAAATAATAGCGGATGCGGCAGCACCATATTTTGGCTGGTAATAGCACTATTGGTATCAGCGCTTTGCGTTCTCCAATTTGAGCTTGTTATCAATAGCGATATGCCGGATTGGTTGAAATACCTCATATTGTCTTGAAGGGAGCAAGATATGAACGCAGTTTTAATGAGTATTCAGCCGAAATGGTGCGAGCTTATCGCATCGGGCAAAAAGACGGTTGAGGTCCGAAAAACCAAACCGAAATTGGCAACGCCGTTTAAGGTGTATATCTATGAAACGCAGGGCAGAGCGGAAACGCCATTTGTTGACGAGGACGGACACGTAATCTTCAAAGGCAGAGGCCAAGTCATAGGCGAGTTTGTGTGTGATAGTATCATGCGAATAGAACGTTCGGTTGGCTGTTTTTTCTTGCCGGGAAAGACACGTAGCGAATCAAATGCCATTGCCATAGCTTCTTGCATGGATTTTCTTGATATGGGTGCTTATTTTGGACTATCTGATACCGGCTATGCTTGGCACATATCCGACCTTGTAATCTATGAAAAGCCGAAAGAATTGAGTGAGTATTCCCGACACGATAATAGCTATGATAATGCTTTTGGTTGGGCGTTTGAGGATAGAGCGAAAAACACACCGATTAAAAGACCGCCCCAATCGTGGTGCTACGTTGAGAAAGGGGAATGATATGGCACGATACATAGATGCGGAAGCATTGACCGCAGAATTTAAGCGCCTTTCTTTAGGAGAAAACAGCCTTATAGAAAGGATATTTGCTGACGGCGTGTATGCCGTTATAGACACTTTTCCCACCGCAGAGGTAGTTGAAAAGCAAGACATTGCTGACAGGCTGGAAATCGTGATAAATGCAAGAAAGCAGGTTGCAAGTGAGATTTTTTCGGAGATTGAATTTGACATACAGCAGCTTGCGTATTTGCCTGCCGCTCGCCGGGGTGAAGCGATAGAGAATATCATTGCTAACCTCAAAAAGAAATACACAAAAGGAGATTGATATGACGCTTGTAGAAGAATTGCGCTCTAAACAGAGCAGAGATAATAGGGAGCTGCTTGACCGGGCAGCCGGCGAGATTGAGCGGTTGCAGGCAGCCTATGACGGTCTGGTTGCGGATATGAAGCAAAACGCGATACGTGACGTTTGCGATATATGCAAGTATAACCTTGCGCATGACGAATGCGAGGATTGCTTTAGCTGCAAACGGAATTGCCCTTGCCGTGAGTGCCGCGAGGGTAGTAACTGGAAGTGGAGGGGCGAGGAATGAAACCTATATACGTTCCGAGGGGAAAAGCTAAAGAGTACGGCGATTATGCAATAAACATTTATACCGGCTGTCCGCACGAATGTTATTATTGCTTCGCTCCGAACGTTCTGCATAAAGTGAAAGACGATTTTCATAAGTGCATAGAGCCGAGAAAAAACATTGTCGAGGAAGTCAAAAAACAGATTTATAGAGAGCAGATCACCGGGAAGCTCATTCACCTTTGCTTCACCTGCGATCCATACCCGAAAGGATATGACAGTACACCGACAAGGGAAATCATCAAGGTCCTCAAAGAGAGCGGCAACCATGTGCAGATTCTCACGAAGAATGGTATTGACGCAAGGCGCGATTTCGATTTGTTGGATAGTAAGGATTGGTTCGGCGTTACTTTTGCAGGGTACGCAGGAATTGACTTTACACATACACCAAAAAGCGAGCCGAAAGCCGGCACGCCGATTGAAAGGTTGCAAGTTCTTCAAATAGCGCATTGGGAAGGCATAAAGACTTGGGTATCTTGCGAGCCTGTTATTGATGCAGAAGCTGTTCTTTTACTTATGGAACAAGCAGATTATATTGACCTATGGAAAGTCGGCAAGTTGAATTACCATCCATCGGATATTGATTGGGGAGAGTTCGGCAGGAAAGCAGAAGCGATACTCAAATCTAAAGGTGAAACCTATTACATAAAAGAGGGTTTGAGAGCGGAAATGGAAGGCGGTGGCAAGGAATGACTCTTGAACAAGCTATTGAGCTTCTCAAAAAAGAATATGAGAGAGCAAAGAAAATGGAGTATGTGCAGAGACCTCTTGCTTGGGCGTTGTTTCAAGTATGGAAGAAAGCTGAAAGATCGAAAATGAAAGGAGCGGACGATGAAAGCGTATAGAGTTGAAAACCAAGAAAAAGGGCACGGCATTTGGCGCGATTTTGACGGCACGATCAATCCGGTGTTCTCCAAACTCACGCAGGGCAAGTGCAAAGATATGCCCATGGAAGATAGCGATTTTTACCGACAGGACGGCAAGCAATGGTTTTCCGCTACCGATACACCCGAAAAGCTGAAAGCGTGGTTCTCTGCTCTTGACGTGGCAGAGATGGAAAGGCTGGGCTACAAGGTATATGAGTTTGAGATCAGCCATTGCAGAGCGGTTTCTGAATACGAAATCTGCTTTACAAGAGATTGCATCATTTCGCAGAGAGAAATAGATCCGCGCTTGATATAGGGCGTTGAGTATGATCGAGCGGTGACGCCGAAGGTGCAGATTGAGGTCATTACATACGAGCAGGATCGGCTTAACTATTTCACCGATCTGATGAAAAAAGCGCAAGAGCGGTACAAGCGGCTTTTCAAGAAATTCAAGGACGCTCCTTACGCGTCGGAAGAAGCGCAAGCGTTGAGTGATGCCGGGAGAGAAACGCATTTTCTCGGTGACGTGGTTGGAATGCTTGAAGTGGTTGATGCAAAAATTGCAACACCCACGAGCGAATGGATCAGCGTTGAGGATAGGCTGCCGGATAAATACGGTGATGTTATTTGCTGTACACGAAGAGGCTCAATAATGCAAGTGACGTACAATCCAACGTATAAGTTATTTAACGTATCTTGCGATAACGTTGAAGATGCTATTTACGTCACCCATTGGATGCCGATGCCGTTGCAACCGGAAATGGAAGGCGGTGAGTGATATGTACTATCTTGACAGCTTAATCGAAAGAATATCCATTGAGAGAGCCAAGAAGGTTGACGAGCTGATCCTTGGTGAAATCACGCAGATTGCGGAAGCAAACGGGATCGATACGAGAATTGTCTTGAATGAAAAGAAGATCGTGGAAGCTTTGAATAAGCAAGTGCCGCAGAAAGCGAAAATATCTCTTCACGGCACAACGGATTGGAACACAAGATGCCGCTGCCCTGTTTGCGGCAAAGATCTGTTTGATGCGCAAAAATACTGTTCAGAGTGCGGTCAGCGTATAGATTGGGGGGAGTGATATGGCAGACCTGATGCTGTTTCTTTTATCATCAGCGATAGCGATACCGCTTGCTTTG